AGTGAGCGTGTCCGGGTCGTAGCCGCGCACCTCCAGCGTCGCCCGCAGTCGGCGCAGCGTCTCGCTCCATGAGAGGTAGACGCCGCGCTGGTGCTCCTCGGGCTCCATCACAGTCGCTCGCGCACCCTCGGTGAGCAGGCTCGCGATGAAGTGCCCGTCCTGAGGGCGCTTGTCGAAGTGGTAGACGATGTCGCGGTCGCGCTTGCTGTACACGGCCCGCAGCTCGGCTCGCTTCGCCATCACTCGCCTCCCTTCACGAGCCGAACCACCGCGCCGATCGCGGCGCGCTGCTCGTGCTCCCTCACGTGCGTGTACGTCTCGACCTCTTCGGCGTGGCCCATGAGCGAGCGCCGGACCTCTTCCTTCGCGACCTCGCGGACGAGGTTGTTGAGCGTGTGGCGGAGGCAGTAGAGCGCCGGGCGTTCGCCGAGATCGATCTTCGCGGCCTCGCACGCGACGAGCATCGCCTTCGTGGCGTAGGTGTTCGTCGTCAGCTCGATCGGCTTGCCGGCGAGATGCTTGCTCTTGCTCGGCTTGCCGAAGCGCGGCGACGGGAACACGAGGCCGCTGTCGACCCCGGGCCACTGTCCACGAAGCATCGCCTCACGATGCGCGCGCAGCGTCGCCACGAGGTCTGGCGCCATGACGATGCGGCGCTTGCTCGCGCGTGCTTTCGGCCCGCCGACGATGCCGCGCCAGTGCGCGCGCCGAATCCGCAGCACGCCCGTCTCGAGGTCGACGTCGTCCCAGCGCAGCGCCGCCGCCTCGGCCGGACGCAGACCGGTCCACGCGAGCGTCGCGACGAGCGCCCACGCGCGAGGCCATGACTTCGGCATCGTCTTGAAGCGCGGCGTCCTGTCCTTCTTGAACAGTGAGAGCGGGGCACGCGGGCCCGCGGCGAGCAACGCGCGAAGCTCGTCCGCCGTCAGGCCCCTACCCTCGTCCTCGTCGGCCTCGGTCTCGACGTGCAGCGCCGGCAGCGCGGCCACACCCTCGACGATGTGCGACACGCGCGTGTCCTTCGCGAACGTGCGGAGCACGCGGAGCCTCCCGTTGATCGTCTCGGTCGCCAGGCCCAGGTCGCGCCACGCAGCGAGCACCCGGCGCACGTCGTCGGGCTCGACCGCGTCGAGGAAGTACCCGGGGAGACCGCCCTTCCACTTCTCGACGGCTGACTCGTAGCGGTCGATCGTGCTCGGCCGCGCGGTGAGCTTCTTCGTCGCGAGCCATGCGTCGATGGCGTCAGCGAACCTCCCGCGCTCGCTTCGGCGCGCGCGGCCGGCCGCCGCTTCGTCGAGCAGCTTCGTACGGATCTGAGCCGCCTCGATCTTGTCCGCCGCTTCCACCCTGCGATCGAGCTCGCGACGCCTCCCGGTCTTCGGGTCGACGTACTCCCCGCGAAGGCGGAAGCGGCCGTCCGGCAGCTGCTTCACGCCCTCGATCTTCGCTCGCACTCGTCGCCTGCCCATCGTCCTCGCCTCCCAGGTACCGCGCCACGTCGCGCGGGCGGAACAGCATCAACCCCCGCTTGCCCTTCGTCGAAGCCGGCAGCAGCCGGCCGCGCTGCACGAGCTTGCTGACGCCGGCCGTCGTCATGCGGAGCACGGCGGCCACCTGCTTCGTGTCGAGCAGCTCGCCGAGCTCGTGCGGCTTCACCGGCTCACGCACGCGATGACCTCCTGCGCCTTGCGTCTCGAGCACCCGAGTCGCGCCGCCACCTCCGGCGCGCTGAGCAGCGGGGTCACGGCTTCTCCAGCAGGTCGGCCACGATGGCGCGCTCCTCGTCGGTCGCAGCGCGCGGGCCCGCCTGCTCGCGCGCGTCGATCACGGCGACGTCGCCTGCCATGCCGAGCTGCAACGCGAGCCGCTGCTCAGCCGCCGCCAGCTTCGCCTGGTCAGCCGGCCCGTCGTCCTCGCCGAACACGCAGCCGGCGCAGACGTCGCGACCGCCGGGCCCGTAGGGCCGCAGCTCGCGATTCCCGACGCCGCCCGCGCAGCCGCACGCGTAGCATGTTCTCGCCATCTCAGACCTCCCCGTCATCGTCATGCACCGCGACTCCAGCCGTGACTGGCCCGTCAGGTTGCGGCCGGTGCGGGCACCCGACGCACGGCGTGGCCGCGTAGGCGCAGCACATCGGGGGCTCGTACTCCATCGCCGATCCCGGTTGCCGCATCCGCCGCTCGATCTCTCGCCGGCACTCGGCGCCCTCGTCGAGCAGGCGGCGCACCTCGTCGCGCGTCAGCACTCCAGCCGTGACAGACCGCGGCTCGCGAGGCTGCTCGGCGCGCAGCGGGCACCACGCCGGCACCGGCGCACTACGCGGCACGCACCTGCCGTCTCGCTCGCAGATGACGTCGCGCATCTTGCCGCGGCCGTGCTCGCAGTCGCCACACGTCCTCGGCAGCGCCGACTCACGCTCGCGGGCGGCGGCGATGATGGCTGCGGGCTGCGTGTCGCGATGCTCGCGGATCTGCCGCGCACACTCGGGCGCCTCCCACGTGCGACAGCGGGCGCGCTCGCAGAGCTGCGCCGCCGCTTCCAACCCGAGCCGCACGCCGCGCTCGAGGGCCGCGTCGGCCTCCTCGACCGACTGCCGCACCGCGGGCGCCACGTCCTCGACCTGCACCGAGTCGGGCAGCCCGAGCGCCTTCGCGACGTCGGCCAGGGCGGTCAGCGCTGTGATGTACTCGCCGCGAATCTCGGCGGTCTCCGCCTGCGCCTCGATGAGCGCATCGGCATTCGCGCGGCAACTCTCACACGGACTGTTGAGTACGCGGGCCAGCTCGTACCGCGCCTCGTCGTGCCCACGCGCCGCGGTGTCCATCGTGCCGCTCAGTGCGCCGCGGAAGAGCTGCGCCTGTCGCGCGAGGTCGGAGCGCTCGCGCACCAGCCGCTCCACGTCGCTGGCGAGGTCGCCCGTGCACGCGTCGCCGAGAGCCCGCTCGATGCGCTCGAGGACGGCGTCACCGGCGCGCTCTGCCGCCTCACGCGCCGCATGTTCGCGCTGGTAGCGCTCGGTCAGCCAGCGTAGGTGGTCGCGGATGGCGCGGGCTTGCGCGCCGATGATCGGCGCAAAGCCGTCCAGCGTGGCGATGCGGTCCAGCGCTCGCAGCGCCGCCAGCGTCTCGTCGGTCATCGGGCGGCTCCTGACTTGAGAGCGCGGATGCGCTTGGCGACCGAGCGAACGACGCCGACGTGCATCGAGTAGCGCTCACGCAGCCGCATGTCGTCATGAGCCACCTCGGAGGCGGCTTGCCACTGCTGCGCGATCTCTTCGGCTTGGGCAGCAGCGGCATCCAGCGCCGCGTCTCGTGCAGCCGCCTCCCTCGCGAGGTTGGCCCGCAGTGCATCGCGCATCGCGTACGGGTCAGGCACGCCGCCTCGGTCGAAGACGGCCAGCAGCGCAAGCGCCGCCTCCCTCGTCATCTGCGTCTCGTCGCTCATGTCGCCCTCCTCAGTGCTGCCCTCTGCGCCGCGTTCGATCGTCCCGCTGCATCGGGTTACGGGGACCATGCAGAGCCCCGAGTCTCACGATCGACCGCGGCGCGCAGAGCAGCAGGACCGTTCCTGCTGGTGCGCCTCGATCAGAACGGGATGTCGTCAGCGCCAAGATCGCCAAGCACGTCGACGTCTCGATGCGGGTCGGGGTCGCGCCGAGGGCCGCCACCGAGCAAGTCGTCCAGCGACGAGCCGCCTGCCGAGCGCTGCTGCTGACGCTGCGGAGCTGCGCCGCGCTCCTCGTTCTCGAAGATGTCGACGAAGTGGGTCGGCTTGCCGTCTGCGCCGCGCTGCACGTCGACCTTGCTGCCGTCGTCGAGCACGAGGACCATGCGCACGACGCGCTTGTCGAGCGACGCCCGGAGGCGTCCCGTCGCATCGTCGCGCCACGCTGCGCACACCGAGACGCGGCCACCGTCGCCGCTGCGCGACTTGATCGCGACCTTGATCGCCGGCTTGTTGCCTCCGCTCACGACTCACCTCCCAACCAGGCCATCGCCTGCTCTTCGCTGATGCCGCACTTGCGCGCGGCATCGTTCACAGCGGCGAGGAGCTTCTCCCGCTGGCCGTTCTGAGCGCCCCGCAGCTTCGGCCCGAAGTGGCCGAGCCAGGAGCGGAGCTCGCTCGCACTCGAGCAGTCGCCGAGGCGCTCGGGGTGCGTCTTCGCGACGTGGTCGCGCGCTCCCTGCTCGTCGGGCTTCTGGTAGAGCGCCAACCCGAGGTGACGCCCGAGACGCATCGCGGCGCGCTTGAGCGCGTCCGTCTCTGCGCTCTTGCCTGCGGTCTCGTGCGCATCGCCGAGAGAACGGCTCGTGTTGCTCGCGAACCCGACGCCGACCTGCGTCGCGAACGGGCCGTGCAGCCGCACCACCGCACGATAGGTGACAGTGTGCTTCTCCGTTCCGTCCTGCGTCGCCGTCACCGTCGTGACGTGGTCGATCGAGACCAGCTCAGAGCCCCACTCGCCGTTCCCGACGATGGCGTTGATGCGGTCGATCACCCACCATCCCTCGACGTAGTCGAGGACCTGCCCAGCCTGCTTCCGCTGCGTCACGGCACTGACCGGGATAGGAGCGTTAAGCTCCCGTCTCTGCTCTTCACTCAGCGGCATCTGATTTCCTCCACACGCTTCCAGCCGCGCTCTACTGCGTCTCGGATTTCTCCGATCGCGTCCTCGTCTCGCTCGACTCGCCACACGCGAATCGGGCCGTCGTTTCCGTGCCAAGCGCTCCAGTGCTCGCCACAGACGAGAAGCGCATAGTCGGCGCCTGACACTGCGAGTTGCGCCATCGTCTGATCGCGCCAGTACCACGGCAGACTCCGGCGCTCGCTCGCCGAGCACTTGAGTTCCACCACCACTTCCGCGTCGAGCGCGTCCCATCCCCACGCGTCGAGCGTGGCAGTCAGGTGAGGGCACGCGCGGTCCACGAGCGGCCAAGCGCTCTTGAGCATCGCGTCCGCGTGAGTGAGTCGGTCCGGCAGCACGAGGCTTTCCGCCGATTCGTCGTAGAACACGCCGCGCGAGAGCATCGTGCGCCACGCCGCGAGCAGCTCGCGCTCTCGCTCGGTGCCACGCGCTGCCGCCGCGCCAGCTTTGAGCGGCGCCACGCGTCCAGCCTTCTCTGCGATGATGCGTGGGGCGCCAGCCGTGCGATTCGTGACGGCTGCGCGCTCGATGATGTACCGCGGGGTCGCGTCGGCGCTGCGGAGCCCGAGGGCGAGCAGCAACACCGGCACATCGCTCGCGCCGAACCCGAGCGCGCGCCGCGCGTGCCACCCCGCGAGCGGCGCTGCCTGCGTCGGCTCCGTGAGCTGCGCGGACAGCGTGTCGTGATCGAGCGCGAGGTCATCCATCACCACGCTCCCGATTGGCACCCTCGCAGGGCGAGTTCTTCGAGCGCGAGCACCTGAGTGTCCCCCGGCGACGTGCAGACCTTGAGCAGCCGCTCCGGCGTGCGCTGGTACGCGGTCGCGTGGAACTGCGTGCCGTTGGGTCGCTCGATGTGCACGTAGCAGCCGGGCTGCGACGCCCACCGTCCCATGCGGTCCTCGGCCATCTCGAGCGAGCGAGGCGCGTCGAGGCTGAAATCGGCATAGGCGATCACGGCTTCACCTCCGGAATCCGCAGTCGGCGCAAGTCGCGCAGGTCACGCCAGATACGATGCGCCACCTCGGCGAAGCGTCCGCGATGACGCTCCTCGTGACGCAGGACGACGCTCTCTACCTCGTCGAGGGCCGCGGCATAGCCTGCGCGCCAAGCGTCCTGTCGCTCGTGGGCGGGGTTGCCAGTCATCACCACTCCCCTCCGCGCGACACCATGCGCGCGTACTCGCGACGGTCGTGCTCAAGCAGCTCAGCCGCACTCGGCGCGTCGTCGTCGTGGCACTCGCCGTCGCAGCCGGTGAGCCCGCAGCACTCGCAGGCATCCTCGGCGGCCGGCGGCGCGGGCATCGTCGAGCACGTGAGCCGCTGATAGCGGCCGGTCTCCTCGACGCGGAGGCAGTCCTCCTCGTGCTTGCGCCACAAGAACATCGCCTGCTGTCCGAGGAACGGCGCGGTGTACTCGCTCACGCGCTCGAAGCCGGGCTCGCGGCGCCGATGCAGCAGTGCATCCGCGAACACGCCCGTGATGGCGTCGTCGTCGCTGTCGCGACTTGCCGACGCGGGCAGCATTTGCACGACGCAGAGCGCGTTGCGGACGCACTCGGCGAGGTCGCCGGAAAGACCAGCCTCCGACCACAGCTGCGTGATGCGCTTCACGAGCAGCGCCAGCTCGGGAGAGAGGCCGAGCGTCTGCCACTGCGCTGCGGGAGCGAGGGCGGCGTGATGCGGTAGAGCGTTCACGGCTGCACCTCTCGACTACGCGAAATGACGCGCTCGACAGCCTCGCTGTGCTCCCGACAGAACGCGTCGCAGGCGTCCTGGCCGCCCTCGTGCACGACCGCAATGACGAGTCCGGGCGGGTCGCCGCTGAGGACCGACATGCCGAAAATGATCGCGTCGTCCTCGAAAGGCACGAAGCACCACCAGTCCTTCGACGGGTCGGACATGCTCGCGTCGATCACCCAACGATGGCCGTCGCTCACAGCGCTCCCTCCGCGCCGCACGTCGCGGTGAGCTGCGCCGTCTCGACGATCTCAGCGTCGATGACCTGGCACCGCCGCGCTTCCTCGCGAGCGAACATCTCCAGCTGAGCGCGGTGCTTCGCGGGCGCCTCGGGGTGCGTCGCGGCGTCGCAAAGCAGGCGCAGATAGGCCGGCTGCTTGTTCTTCAGCGGGAAGTTCCGGCGTCGCAGTGGAACCGTCGCAGGCGCACTCGGGAGCATCGTCATCACCTCCGCAGTACGGTTATGAGTACTACTCCTTTCCGTACCTGTCCAGAGAAAAATCGACGTGGCACCCTCGACGCATGTGCGAGGTGTTCTTCGCCGTGCTCGCGGCGTTGCTGGTTTTCTCAGCTTTGAAGAGGCTTTTGCCCCTGCTCGCTGACTTCGCGGCGATCGCCTTGCTCAACTGGCCGAGGCAGCCAGAAGAGGGCGTGGAGCCGCGGCGCGACTCGGAACCGCCACGGGTACGCGTCGAAGTACCTCAGCCGCGGCCCAAGAGGCCGGCCGCGAGGGAGCCGCTGCCGCCCGTGTCGGAGCGGCTGAGCGGCCTCGTCATCCGGCGCGATGGCGACCGCTGGCGCGTCGGCGCGTACCACTTCCGCACTCGCGAAGAGGCGGAAGACTACGTGCGCGAGCGCGAGCGGATTTGCCGCGGCGAGGGCTAGGTACCACGTACCTTCGTGCCGCTTCGCAAGGCGGCGAGGTGCATCTGGTAGCCGAACACGGTGGGTTCTCGCCCTGGGGGCCAGAAGATCGCCGCGAGCGTGCGTAGCTCGTGCGGCGTCGCGCTCTTGCCCTCGTCAGTCTCGAGGAACTGCCCCCACGCCTCAAACGGAGGGCGCTGGCCCTCCGCCACCCCCACCAGCTCTTCCAACGTCATTTGCAGCACCGTAGCCAGGCGGCGCAAATGACCCGCGCGGGGCTCGTACTTGTCCGCGATCCACTCGTGGAGGGTCGCTGAACGGTCGAGCTCGAGCAGCCGGGTCAACTCCGCCTTGGAAAGGCCAAGCTCTTCGCGCCTGGCCTCGATCCTCTCCCCAATGGTCGCGCCAGACACCGGCGTCCGGCCACCCGAGGGATCGACGTTGCTTCCCATGACCGACTGACGGTCGCATTGGTACGTATTTCCGCAAGGTACTGTGTTGCGTACGTTTACGCTTGCGGCGGAGTACTGAAAGCAGTACTTGTTCAGCATGCGGCTTTCCGAGGTGCAGGACCGTCACGGCCGCGGCGCGATCACGCGTCTCGCCGAGAGGGCCGGGATGGCTCCGGCCCGCATCCACGAGATCATCAAGCGCGGCTGCTTCACGCCGAAGGTCGACACCGCGAAGCGCATCGAAGCGGCGTCACGCGAGCTGTGGGGAGACGAGGACCCCGTCTCCGCCGCTGAGCTGCTCGGTCTCGATGACTCGCCCACGCCTGCGACGGCTGACCACGTCAGCGAAGTGCGCAAGCCCCTCGACGCCGAGGTGGCGCGATGAACCCGCGTTGGCTGGCGTACTGCCGCGCTCACGGCCTCGATCCCGGGGTGGCGCCGCTGACTGGCTTCGTCCCGTGGATGGTGGAGCAACAGGCGCGCTGGATGGATGAAACCGGCCAGCGTCGCACCACTGACCCGCTGACGCGCGAGCAGAACGCCGCATTCGGGGCGTGGCTCGGTGCGCAGACGGAGAGCCGCGAGCGCTACTGGATTCGGCTCATGCGCGCGGCACGCACCGCCATGCGGCCTCCTCTAGCCCCGGCCGCTGCGAGCGCCAACGAGGCCGGATGCCTCGGTGAGACCTGCCACGCGGAGGAAGGCTGATGCGCGTCTACGTCGCTGGCTCTTCGGCCGAGCTCGACCGCTGCGAGCGCGTCATCGCGGCTCTCCGCGCTGGCGGCTGCACCATCACCTTCGACTGGTGCGCGCAGATGCGCGAGTTCGCCGCGCGCGGCCTCTGCGACGCGTCCCTTGACGACCACGAGGCTCGCCGCTGCGCAGAGACCGACCTCACGGCGGTCGAACTCGCTGACGCAGTGCTGCTGCTCGCGCCGGAGACGGCGACGCGCGGCGCCTGGGTCGAGTTCGGATACGCAATCGCCTCGTTCTCATACGGCCACGACCGCGGCCTGCGCTCGCTCTACGTGAGCGGCTCCGCGGCGCGGCAAAGTATCTTCACGCGTTGCGCTGACGCGCTCTTCCTCAGCGACGACGACGCCGTGAGCGCCATCGTGCGCAGCATCGTCCGCGGCCCCGTGCGCATCGAGGTGCCGGCGTGATCGCGCGGCTGCTCGACCTGGTCTGGCAGTCGCCCGCGGTGGAGTGGGCGCTGTACGACGTGGCTCGCGACCTTCGGGGGCGGCGATGAGCTTGCGAGAAGCCATCCTCGCCGCGCTCGAGCGTCGTGCCAGCCACGCGCTCGACTCCGACGAAGAGCGCGAGGCCGTCGCGTCTGAGGTGCTCTCGGCGCTGGCGCACCACCCCGACGCCGTGCTGATTCGCCTCGCCTTCGAGCACGCCCCGACGGGCGGCATGCGGCTCTCGGCGATGCGTGGCCTTGGAGGCAAGCGCGAGAGTCTCGTGCTCAGCGCCGCCGCGCGTCTCGCGCAGATGAGCGGAGTCGTCGAATGACGCGCCTCCTGCCGACTGTCTTCCAGCTCGACGCCGCGATGGTCGACGTGCTCGACGACGTCGCCCGCGGCCTCGGCGTGAGCCGCTCGCACGTCGCGCGCGCCTATCTCGAGGAGGCGCTGCGTTCGCGCTTGCTCTGGCCCCCCACGGGGGAGCGCCATTCCACCGAGCCCGCGCCGGCCGCTGTGCCGGTCGCCCCCGCTGCTGAGCGTGTGCCGGCGCGGGCATCTGCAAGCCGGAGGCGTCGATGACGTTCGCGCCCGATTGGAGCGATCACTTCTGGTCGCGATGCTGCCCCGAAGCGCTCTCTGGATGCTGGCTTTGGCACGGGGAGGTGAACGACCGCGGTTACGGCCGGTACACGATCAAAGGGCAGCGATATCAGGCCCACCGTGTCGCGTACGAGCGCGCGCTCGGAGCCATCCCCGATGGGATGTTCGTCTGTCACCGATGCGACGTGCCGGGGTGTGTGAACCCGTCGCATCTGTTCCTCGGCACGCACCTCGACAACATGGCGGACCGGACCGCGAAGGGCCGAGAAGCGCGCGGCGCGAGGCACCCACTGACCAAGCTCACGACCGAGCAGGTCGAGTGGGCGCGCGCAGAGGTGGCCAGTGGCAAATCACGAAGCGCTGTCGCTCGAGAGCTCGGCGTGTCGCTCACCGCCACGAGCCTCGCGGTGCGCGGGCGGACCTGGTCGTACCTCGGCGCTCCCGCCATCACGAGCGAACGTCGCTGGGGCGTCCGGGACGGCGCGCGGGCCCTCTCTGACGATGAGGTAGCCGACGTGCGGCATAGAGCCGCCTCGGGCGAGTCATACGCAAGCATCTCGCGGCAGACCGGAATCGCGAAGACGACGGTCCGCCGCGTCGCAACCGGCGAGAGATATAAGACCGCGCCGGCCTGCGAACCGGACGTCGCCTCCCCCCTTCCGACGCCAACGCAGGCCGGCGCGGCCCCTCGTGCTCGGCGCAAGCCGGGGCCGAACCACCCGTTCAATCAGCGAGCGCGCGCGGCCATCGCGAATCGGCCTGATCCCAGCCTCCGCGGGAAGGACGGCTATCCGCGATGACCGGCTGTCCCCGTGGGCCCGCCGACTGCGCCGGCTGCGGCGTGCAGCAGTGCAGGCGCTGCCTGCGCTCGATGTGCGTGCGGTGCATGCGAGCGAGACCTTGGCGTCGTGGTGCGCCGCAAGCGTGGAGGCAAGTCGTGAGCGGCATCCACAAGGGAACGCGTGTGCACGAGTGGCACGCAGAGGGCGACGCCAAGCGCTGCTGGCGCTGCGGGATGCTCTCCACGTGGGCCGGCGCTCGAGAGGCGTGCACCGGCATGGCCGAGTTCCGCGCTGGCCGCGGCCAGCCGATCGGCGGTGGCGGCTCGACGCCGTCCCCGCTGCGTGCCGCCGTCGTCGCCGCTGGCGTGTCGTGGAGCGCGTACGAGACGCGACGCCGACGCGGTCAGTCGCACGAGCAGGCAATGGCGGCTCTCCGAGACGGGCACACGAGCATGCCTGAGCACGACTCCGAGCAGCGCAAGGGGTCCGCTGAAAATCGAAACCCCCGCGGCGTTGGCGCGCCCGGGGGTCTGACCGGAACGGAGGAATCGTCCCGATGACCAACGATAGCACGAAGCCCGAGACCGCAACCGAGCCCTACTGGCGCACGTCGAAGAACCCGATTTGGCAGGACACCATTGATGCGATCGCGTCTCTGCCTGTCGGAGAGCGCATCGGGGCGATCCTCAACTACACGGCTCACGTCACTGACGCCGTCGTTGACTGTGCATGGGCAGGCGCGCCGGAGTTCCGCTGCCTGCCCGTCGGGGCAGAGGGGGTTGTCTACTTCGCAGTCGCAGAAGGCTCCCAGGACGCGGCAGGGAGGATGCTGGTCAAGATCGGACACACGACCGGCGAGGCGTCTGCGCGCATCGCGTCGCTCCAGACCGGCTGCCCCCACCGCCTCTACGTCGCTCGCGTCAGCCCCGGATCTCCCGCCGCTGAACGCGAACTGCACTTGGCTCTGACGTCGCGCCGAGTTCACGGGGAATGGTTCCGGCTCACGAACCTGGAGATTGAGACGCTCTCCACCTACGTGGACGGCGATTGCCACCTCGGGCCCATTGGGTTCTGCGGGGACTGCGCCTGCGTGCACCTCGAGAGTTCGTGGCGCCCCGGGGTGTGCTTCGACTGCTCGAAGAAGAGGGCTGAACTGTGAAGCCCTGGGTGAAGCTGCATCGCCGCGTGTCGGCGAAGCTCCAGAAGTGCCACCCGTACACCCGCGCGATCGCGTGGGAGATTCTCCGTCACGCTGACGACGACGGCCGCATTCCGCTCGAGGGAGAGACCCCCGTCGACTGCATCTGCCGCCTTCTCGGCGGCGACCGGCGCATGCGCAACGCCATCCCCGGCGACCTCTCCGAGCTCATGCGGATCGGCATGCTCGTCGTGGTCGGAGACCACCTCGTCTTCACCTCGTTCGGCGCTCACCAGGGGCCGAACGAGACCCCTCCGAAGGCGCCTCAGTCCGACGTCAATAAGACGTCAGTCGAGCGTCAGTCGAGCGTCAGTCCGACCTCAGTCGTGCCTCAGTCTGACGTCAGTCGAGCGTCAGTCGAGCGTCAACATGAGCCTAAGTCTCCGGAATCGTTCAACACTGGTCCGGGAGATAAGATAAGAGAAGAGAAGAAAAGACCAGACGAGAAAGCGCGCGCGCGGGGCCTCGGGCTGGTCATGCCGAATCCGCCCTCGATGCCGGACATGGTTCGGCTGGTCGCAACTCGGTTCGGCGAGCGGTTCAAGGCCGCGACGAAATCGGCGTGGCTCGCCGAAAGCGCCATCGACGCCATCGTGGCCGGCAACCCCGCAGCGCCGCACCGGGACCGCGCCGAGCAGCTCGAGGCCGTGGCCGGCTGGGCAGCGGCTCAGTCGAACCCGGCCGATGCGCTCGAAGTGGCGCTCTCCGGAGCGTTCGCGGATTCGTGGATGCAGTCGGCCGAGTACCCGTTCGGCGCATTCGCGAAGGGAATCGAGAAGTACGCCGCAGCGGGCACCAAGACCCGCCGCGCCCAGCAGCGCGAAGCGAAGGCGATGGAGCTCGCGAAGCGTCGAGAGTCCGAGCACGACGCGAAGGTCGCGAGAGACCGCGCTGAACGAACCGAGGAAGTGCCCAACATCGCCGCAATGCTCGGCGGGATCGGACGGAGGATGTGATGCGTAACGATGCGATGAACCTGAGCCAGGCTGCGATGTCGATCGATGAACGCGTCCGCCAGACGATGGACGCGCGCTCGTCGCTGGCGGCCGATATCTCGGCTGAGATTGCGTCGATGGAGACGCGCCTCGAGACGCTGCGCCGGATGCGGCACGCGCTGCTCACAGAGTGCGAAGAGGAGCCGCGGCCGGTGCAGCAGCATGTGGCCGAAGCACGCACGCGCGGGTCGTGGGCAGGGCAGTGACCGGCGAGAGCATGCGCAAGGGGGCGTGGTGATGGCCTACCGCAAGAACGCGAAGCCCGACGTGGAGGAGGTCCCCATGCGTGAGCCGATTCAGTGGCACCGGCGGTGGCTGACGGGACTCTCTCTCGCGTGGGCGGCCCTCGCGGTCCTCGGAGATGCCGGGGCCTTCCGGCATTACCCCGTGAGCCTGGCTGCCGTGTCGGTGTGGTGCGGAGTCGCAACGGTCGTCGTCTGCATCTGGAACCTCAACCGCGTCGAGAAGGGGCGCTGGTGATGACCGCGCACGAGCTCCGATACACGCTCCCCGGGCGGCCACGCTCGTGGCAGCGCGACAACTGGGTCCGCGGCCGGATGATCCAGGACGAGCGCACCCGCGAGGGCAAGGCGGCTCACGCGGCAGCGGCGCACGCCACGCTGATGGCCAATCGCAGCGCCGCCATGGCACCTAGAACCGACGATGGCAGTCGGTGGGCGGTGGAGGTAGCGGCGTTCTATCCGAACGGCGTACAGGGCGACGCAGACCGCGTGCTGACTCTGGTGCTCGATGCGCTTCAGGGCATCGCCTACGCGACCGACCGGCAGGTCAAGCGCGCCAGCGTCGAGGTGGCGATCGACAAGCTCAACCCGCGCACCGAGGTCTTGGTGTGGCGCATCGAGGAGGGGACGTGATGGCCAAGACGCCGCGAATGGTCGCATCCGCAGCGCTCTTCGCCTCTCCGGCGTGGTGCGCGGACTGCATCGAGAAGCACGAGCGGGGAGAGTGGCCGGCGGAACTCGTGCGACGCGCCGACTGCTACGACCCGCGTGACGGCTCTCGGCAACTCTGCTCGACGCACTGGCGCGCTGTCGTCGAGGAGAAGCCGTGACGCTCAACGCTCGCCAGGCCGCCTTCGTCCGCGCGTACGCCGAGACCGGCAACGCCACCGAGGCCGCTCGTCGTGCCGGCTACACGGGCACCGCACACGCCCTCGAGGTCACTGGCTCGCGGCTGCTGAGAAATGCTGCGGTGGCCGCTGAGCTTCGAAAGCACGCGAAAAAGGCCGAAAAAGCGAGCATCGCGACTGTCGAGGAGCTGCACGAGTTCTGGACGACGCTGATGCGCAACGACGAGCTGGAGCCGCGCGACCGCCTCAAGGCCAGCGAGCTCCGAGCCAAGGCGGCTGGCGTGTTCGTCGAGAAGCGCGAGGTGTCGGGGCCTGGTGGAGGGCCGCAGCAGGTGACGCTCACGGTGGAGCAGGCACAAGCCGGCGCGCGTGACGCGTCGATTCCGGGAGAGGGTGAGTCATGAGCAAGCGAGACCGCGATCGGAGCTTCTTCGTGCCCAAGGGGAAGCTGGGCACTCCCGCTGACGGCATCGCGACCAACCCGATCGCGGAGTCGTCGTGGGTCGGCTGGGTGGTCATCCGCGACCCGCACGACGGCTTCCGCCGCGTGCTCGTCTGCCTGCCTCAGAGCGTGGTGGATGCGCACCGCATCGAAGAACAGAGCGGGCCTGACCTGCGGGGCAATCTCGCCGTGCAGATTCAGACCGACATGATGCGCGATGCCTTCCTCGAGAAGGTCACGAAGGCGTCGCGCGGGGAGGAGCCGTGATGGCGAGCGAGAAGGAACTTCGGCAGAAACTCGATGCAGCTGGCGCGCGTATGGACCACCACGCGAACCGCTGCATCGAGCGGCTCATCAGGCGCGGCTTCGTGGACCGGAGCGACGTCGAGGAACTGCGCGCGATCGACAAGGAGTGCCGAGAGCTTCTCGAGCGCATCGAGCGGGCAGCTCACGACCAGACGCAGTCCGGCGCGGTGGCGCCGTGATCGCCCTCGTCGCCCTCATCGTCTGCGCTGCCGCGGTGGGCCTGTCGCTCGTCGCGCGTGACGTGGCAATCCGCGCCTTCGCAGACCGCGCCGACGCTCGCACCAAGCGCGTCGAGACGGACGCCGCCTGGCGTGCCGACGTGGACGAGCGACTGCGCGCCACCGAGAAGCTCGTGAACCAGCACCAGTCGGCGCTCGCGGCGCCGCGGAGGGTGCGCGCGTGACCCGCGCCGCGATCGCATTGCTGCTCGCCGGATGCGCTACGTCGCACGAGCTCGCGCCCGACTGCATCGCGGGCGGCGAGATGAGTGCCGCGGAGTGCTCGGCATCGCTCGATGCGATCGCGGCCGAGTACGGCGTGCCTGAGCTGCGCCCGTGCCTGTCGGGCGTGACGCTGTACCGCGCGCCCGACGTCGCAGCGATGGCCGACGCGTGCCTCATCGAGGAGCGGCCCGAGGAGGTCGTCGGCTGCTACTTCGAGTGGGAGGGCGGCTACGTCATCGCCATCCGCGCCGACGTGCACGGCGAGCTGCTCGCGACGGCCTGGCGCCACGAGGTACTGCACCGCCTGTCGTGGTGCGCGACAGGCGACGCTGACACCGAGCACGCGGGGGAGTTCTTCTGATGTGGGGCGTTCGGTTCCCGCTGCTGGGCAGCCCGCCCGTCGGAATCGCGGTGACCATCCCGGTCCCGCGCTGGGCCGCTGAGACCGACCGCGAGGCCGTGGCGTGGGCCTGCGGCTACTGCCTCGGCAAGGGCTACGACATCGACAAGAGGGCCGGGCGCGTCGAGTTCCAACCTGACGCCGCCGAGGTGCCGCTCTGATGGCCGCCACGCCCGCAGAGCTCCGCGCGCTTCGCGAACGTCTCGGCCCCGAGGCGTATCGGCGGGCGTGTGCCGCTGCGTGCTGGGAAGCGGGCGACCTGTCCTACGCGCTCAACCGCTCGCAGCAGGAGCTCCGCTCGCTCTTCTACGAAGCGCCTCGCCGGAAGGTGCGCCGCATCGTCGCCAAGATCGCGCGCCGCTGGGGCAAGACCCGCACGTGCAGCGTGCTCGCCTTCGAGAGCGCTCTCGCCGGACCGAACCGCCGCATCCTCTACGCCGCGCAGACGCAGTCGGCCGTAAAGGAGTTCGTGACGCCGCACTTCCTCGAGCTGGCGGGCGACGCGCCGGACCGCCTGCGCCCCGAGCTCGTGGCCAACGAGATGCGGTTCAAGAACGGCTCGCGCATCGTGCTCCAGGGCTGCGAGGACCAGCTCAAAGCCGACCGCCTCCGTGGGCCCGCTGCGCACGACGCGTTCGTGGACGAGGGCGGCTTCATCCCGGTGCTCGGCTACGTGGTGACGAGCGTCATCCGCCCGCAGCTCGCCACGACGCAGGGCCGCATGCTGATCGCCTCGAGCCCGCCCGAGGCGCCTGACCATCCCTTCGAGGGCTTCGCGATCGAAGCGGAGTCGCGCGCCGCCTTCATGCGCCGCGACATCTACGACGCGCCGCACATTCCGCGCGAGGAAATCGCGCAGTGGTGCGACGACGTCGGCGGGCCCGAGTCCATCGCATGGAAGCGTGAGGGCCTCGCGCTCTCGGTGACCGATCCGACGCGCGCTGTGCTGCCGGAGTTCTCCGAGCTCGAGGCTGAGGTGGTGCGCGACGACTACGTGCGCCCCGAGCACTTCAACGCGTTCGTCGTGGGCGACCTCGGCTACGTCGACATGACGGTCATCGCGTTCGCGTACTACGACTTCGAGCGCGCGACGATCGTCATCGAGGATGAGCTCGCCCTGCGCCGCCCCACCAGCGACATCGTGCAGCGAGAGGCGAGCACCATCGCTGCACGGCTGTGGGGTCAGCGCCGCCCGCTGGTGCGCAAGCTCGACGGCCCTCCGATCACGGTGGCGGACATCGCGCGTCAGGAGCAGACGCCGCTCGCGCCTGGCTCGGACCAGCCCGACCGGTGGCAGACCGTCTACAACGGCGAGCTGTCGCAAGCCGTCAACGCGCTGCGCCTGCGCATCAAGCGCGGCGGGCTCGTCGTGCACCCGCGCTGTAAGACCATCGTCGCGCACATGCGCTCGGCGCGGTGGAACAACGCCCGCACGAGCTTCGAGCGCATGCAGACCGACGAGGGGCAGCACCACTACGACGGGTGCGCCGCGGTCGTCTACCTCGCTCGAGAGGTGCGCTCGAAAGAGCACGTGAACCCCGCGCCGCTGCTCGCGCCGGGCGTCCACCACTACAGCCACCACATCCCCGCGAGTCTGCTTGTGGACCCGCGGCAATCGAAGTTGAGGCAGGCGTTCAAGCCGCGGAGAGAGCGACGATGAGAGACCCGGCCGGGAAGGCTCGCGGGCGCGTACTCAGCGCGAAGAACATGGAGACCACCGCGCACCGGTGGCTGTTCGTGGAGCCTGGGCAGGCGCCCGACGGCGACCACCTCGGCGTGATCGCGGCGTACCTCGAAGATGTGCGCGCGGACCGCCAGAAGAATCTCGAGCGCTGCCGCGATTGGGCGGCGAGGTATTGGGCACGCGCGCTCGTCGCGCTGCTGTTCTGGATGAACGAAGGCGAGGAGCGATGAGCAACACGAACGGCGCCGCGAAGGCGATCCCGACAGACAAGTACTGGGCGAGTGTCGAGAGCGCCGAGCTGCCGGCCGTGATCGACGCGAAGGCGCAGGCATTCCGTGAGCGCCTCGAGCGCGACGGGCGCCTCGACGTGTGGCGCAAGTCCGAGCGCACGTACTACGGCCTCGACGGCGAGGGCGGCTGGGCGAACAGCGTCGCTGTCACCTACGGCGGCGACGAGGGCGAGCTCGTGCTCGCGCGCATCAACCACTACCGCAGCATCACGCAGGCCGTGATCGCGATGGTGACCGGCGCGCGTCCCGCGTTCACCGCCACCGCCATCAACAGCGATGTGCAGTCGCTCGAGGCTGCGAGCCTCGCGCGCGGCGTCGTCGATTGGGCGTACCGCACCAAGCGCATCGAGGACCTGCGCATCCAGCAGGTCGAGCGCGCCGTGGTGTCGGGCGAGGGCTACCTGCACCTCCGCTGGGACGTGCACGCGGGTCGTGTGGTGCCGGGGGCGACCGCACAGCGGCCCGTCTACGACCAGCACGGCGAGCAGGTCTTCGACGAGGTCGAGACGCCCGTCAGCGACCCGAACGCGCCGCAGCCGCCCGGAGGCATGCAGGAGCCGCCCGGCGTCTACGAGACGCAGCGCGTGCCGCGCATGGAGAGCTACGAGCGCCGCGAGGGCGACGTGGCCCCCGAGGTGCTCGGGCCGCTCCAGGTGGTGCGCGACCTCGACTCGCGAGAGCTGCGCTACGCCATCGTCCCGCATCGCGAGAACGTGTGGGACCTCGCCTCGCGGTACCCGCAGCTGCGCGAGCACCTCATCGCGCTGCGCGGCCAAGAGCAGTGGGCCCGCCGCGTGTGGGGCGACGACGCGCGGCAGAAGCCCGCCGACGATGACGACACGATCGCCGTGTGGTGCCTGTACCACCCGCCGTGCGACGCACTGCCGAAGGGTCGCTACGCGCTCGTCGCGGGCCCGCATGTGCTCGTGGACGAAGAGTGGAAGTTCGGCGACGAGCTCCCGATCTACGACCTGCTCCCGATGAAGCAGATCGATACGGAGATGGGCTATTCGCCCATGTGGGACCTGCTCTGTCTGCAAGAGCTGCTCGACGCGACGATTACGGCGATGGCTTCGAGTGCCGACGCGTTCGGCATCCAGAACATCGCCGCGCCGAAGGGCGCCGACGTCTCGCCGGAGATGGTCTCTCGCGGGCTCCAGCTGCTCGAGTACGACGTGGTCGACAACCACCCCACGGGCGGGGCGCCGACGCCGCTCCAGCTGCTCGCCATCCCCAGCGACATGTACAAGCTGGAGGACATCTACAAGCGCACGATGGAGACGCTCTCGGGCGTCAACTCCGTGGCGCGTGGTGAGCCGCAGTCGAACCTCAAGAGCGGCGCCGCGCTCGCGCTCGTGCAGTCGCTCGCCACGCACTTCCAGAGCGTGCTCCAGGGTCAGGTCACGCGGAACGACGAGCGCGTGGGCACGGGCCTGCTCAAGCTGTATCAGCGGTTCTCGCCCATCCCGCGCCTCGCCGAGATCGTGGGCAAGCGCAACGCGCGCTCGATCCGCGAGTTCACCGGCCAGCAGCTCCAGGGCGTGCAGCGTGTGCACGTCGAGCTCATGAGCACGAACCTGCGCGGCGCGGGTCTGATGGACCTCGCGATGCAGCAGCTCACCGCGGGCGCGATCGACCTCGGCCAGTTCTACGAGCTGCTCAACACCGGGCGCGTCGAGCCGCTGCTCTCGCGAATCGCCGACGAGAGCCCGGAGGAGATTCGGCAGATCATGGACGAGAACGAGGAGCTTTCCTCGGGCCGCCAGGTGCCGGTCAACGACGGCGACCGCGACGACATCCACATCAAGCATCACCGCGCCGTCACGTACTCGCCCGAGGTGCGGCGCAACCAAGCGCTCCTCAAGGTGCACGCGGTCCACGTGCTCCAGCACCTCGCCGCGATGGGCGCGCCGTTCGCCGCGCAGGCGCTCATCGCAGCCGGCGAAGAGCCGCGCGCTGCGAAGCCCGTCGAGCTGATGTGGGCCATCGGGCAGGAGGTGCCGCCGTGGGTGATGCCCGGTGCTGGCGCGCCGCCCGGTGAAGGCCCGCCTGCTCCCGACGCAGGCGGCGGTGGCGCTCCGAAGGAAGAGCGCGCCGAGGTGATGGGTCAGCCGGGCCCGAAGGATGGGCCCCTGATGCCGACGAATCCGATGACGGGCGAGCGAGCCCCTAACCCGCAGCAGGTGCAGTGATGGAAGGCATGTCCGGACCCGGCCCCTCGGCCCCCACGAGCGCGCCCAGCGCGCCGACCTCCGCGCCCTCGACGGCCTCGGGCCCGAGCGGCATCACCGGCATCCCGCCGACTGCCAACGCACCCGCGCCGCCGAGCGGGATGCAGCAGGAGGGCGCCGCGCTCGAGACGCCCAAGCCGCGCTTTCCGTGGAAGACGAAGGCGCGCGTGGGCGACGCAGAGCAAGAGCTCGAGCTCGACCTCGCCGAGTACAAGCACCGCGTGAAGGTTGACGGCGAGGAGCTCGAGGTGCCCTTCGAGGACCTCGGCAAGTCGTACGAGCGCGTGCGCGCGAGCATGAAGCGCTTCGATGAGGCGTCGAAGCTGAAGCGCGAGGTCGAGCAGCGCGAGCAAGCGATGGCCGCGAAGGTCCAGAAGCTCGAGGAGACGCTGCGCAACCCGCAGAGTGCCGCGCGCGTGCTCAAGCGCGCTCTCGGTGAAGAGCGATTCTACGACATGCTCGCGAACGAGCTCGCGCAGCGCATCGAGTACGAGAAGCTCCCGCCCGACCAGCGCGCCGCGTTCGACCAGCGCAGCCAGCAGGAGCAGACGCTGTCGCGCCGTGAGCAGGAACTCGCCCGCCGCGAGGCCGAGATCAAGCGCGCCGAGGAGCAGCGCGTTGGGCGGCTCGCAGAGCAGCGGCAGCAGCAACTCGTGGCGGAGTGGGTGCCGGCGCTCGAGGCTGCCGGTCTGCCGGCGAAGCTCTCGAACGGGCAGCCCAACGGCCGCATGATCGCGATGCTCGCCGAGACGCTCTCGACGGCGCGCCGGAACAGCGTGCCCATGACGCTGCGAGAGGCCGTCGCGATGGTGCGTGACGAGTACAACGAGCTCGTGTCGCACCACCAGCGTCAGCAGCAGCAGCAGACCGTCGCCGCGCTCGAGGCGCAGCCCGGCCGCATGGACCCCGCCGCGCCGACTGCACCTCCGCCCGTCCAGCGGCAGCCCCAGCGGCGCATGTCGGCAGTGGACTTCCAGCGCGAGCTGGACCGGACGTGGCGGCGCTAGCGGCGCGTCCCGACGAACGTGTCGTGCACGGAGTCGCACAGGGTCCCGCGAGTCACGACGCGGGACACCTCGATCGACAGCTCGTCCCCGTTGATCGATGCGCTGCCGGCTCGCACCTCCGTGCGGATGATGGTCCCGTCGGACGCCGTGTCGGTGCACGACGTGGGCATCACCGTCGCTGTCGAACCTGAGCGCTCGAGGATGTACGGGCACGCCGTGTTGACGGTGAGTCGGCCGCCGAGTTCGGCCACCGTCACGCTTGTCTCGAACGCCTGCGGCTCGAGGGCCTCGCCCGTGTCGCAGTCGGTCGACTCGATCAATACCGAGCCCGCATAGATCCCGTCCCACCGAGGCTCTCCACACGCCGCGAGCAAGAGCGCGGCGACCACCCATCGTGTGCGCATCGCATGAGGGTAACGCGCACTGCCGCGCCGTGAAGCATGAGCCGGATTGATAGGTCCCTTGCATGAGCCATCGATCCGTTTCATGCTCACGAGCAAACATCTGGCGACGTACGACCCGCCCGATGGGTGAGCCAACCGCGTAAGCGGCGTTCACCTGCGGACCCCGGCAAGCGGAAGCGCCGAATCGCAAACGAGCGAAATCGCTCGAGATTCGGAGTCGGGGTCATGGCAGTCACGATCGAAGCCGGCAACCACCAGGCGTGGTACAAGAACCGGTACGGCAAGAAGAACGACGCGCTTCCGGACAACTCCAAGATCCAGGAAGCGATCCCGTTCCAGCAGAAGGCGAAGACCGGCCGCGCGTACGTCGAGCCCGTGCTGCTCCGCAGCGCGCACGGCGTGACCATCAAGGGCGGCAGCGCCCGCGGTACCGTCTACGCCTACAACGACCCGAAGAGCCCCGTCATGGACGAGGTGGAGATCTCGGGCTGCGAGATCACGCTTCGCGACCAGATCGCGGTCGGCGCGGTCGCGGCAGCGATGGGCGGCGACACGAGCTACGGCCCGATCGTCGACTACCAGGTGATGGAGCTCATGCGCTCCCACCGAAACTACCTCGAGTGGCTCATGCTCTACGGGCAGAGCACCATCGGCGTCGTCTCGGGCACGCCGAGCACGAGCGGCTCGAACAAAGTCGTCACGCTCACCGCGGCGTCGTGGGCGCCCGGCATCTGGGCGCGCGGCGAGGGCATGCGCATCGACGGCCTCTCGGCGCTCGGTGGCACGCTGCGCAGCAACGCGCAGGCGTACGTGGTCGAGGCGGTCGACTTCGACAACCGCACGATCACCATCTCGGGCGACTCGGGCGACCTCGGCGACCTCGCGAGCGGCGACGTGCTCGTCTTCCGCGACGCGGACGGCACGAACGGCAGCTTCACCGGCATCGACAAGGTCGTGACGAACACCGGCTCGCTGCACGGCATCGACGCGGCGACCTACTCGCTGTGGCGCGGCAACGTGAAGACCGTCTCGAGCGTGCCGCTGACGATGGGCATCCTCCACCGCGCGACGGTGGACGCGGTGGACCGCGGCCTCGAGACCGACATCACCTGGCTCGTCCCGACGCTGTCGTGGTCGAACCTCGCGGACAACGAGAGCGCGCTGCGCCGCTACGCGGAGTCGACCGGCCGCGAGTACAAGCAGGGCGCCAACAAGCTCACGTTCTACGGTGCGAACGGCGGCGCGATGAACGTCGTCCCGCATTCGTGCGTGAAGCGCGGCGAGGCGTTCGGCATCACGCCGGAGGAGTGGGTGCGCGGTGGCGAGAGCGACCTCGTCGACACGCTCCCGGGCCTGCCGAAGGACCAGTTCTTCCACAACGTCCCCGGCTACGCGGGCCTCGAGATCCTCAACTTCTCGAGCATGTTCCTCTTCTGCCGCAAGCCGTCGCGGCAGGTGAAGATCACCGGCATCTCGCCGACGGGGGCGTGAGGTGAGCGCGAAGCTGCGCATTGAGCTCGTGCTCGGCGAGCAGAGCGGCGACGCGATCGCTGCGACGCTCCCGAGCACCGATGCTCCCCAGCTCGCAGCGAACGTGCTCGTGAACCTGCTCTCGCGCGTCGCGTCCGGCACTGGCCGCGGTCGCCTGCGAGTCACGGTGGACGAGCACACGCCCGTCGCGGCAGCGCGGACGCTCACCATCACGGGCGCGTCTGTCACGGCCGCTGAGTACATCGAGTTCGTGACGCCCGTGGGCCGCTTCCGCGTGACTGCGGTCTCGAGCGGCGCGGCGGATGGCGACAAGACGTTCAACGCATCCGGCACCGACAACACCGCGGCGACGAACATCCGCCAGGCCATCAACACGCATCCGCAGCTCAAGCGGTGGGTCGTCGCGTCTGGCTCGACGAACAGCGTCATCGTCACCGCGCGCGAGACGGGTACCCGCGGCAACTCCATCGAGATCGTCGATGGAACGGGCGGAGGCATCGGCACTGTCGGCGCTCTCACGGGCGGCAAGGATGCGAGCGATCGCGTCACCGCCGCCATCGCCATCACGCACGCGAACCTGACGGCCGCGGACACCGTCACGATCGGCGGCGTGACCATCACGGCGCGCGCGAGCGGCGCTGTCGCGAACGAGTTCAACATCGGCGCGGACGCGACGGCTGACGCCGTGGCGCTCGCGGCGGCCATCAACGCGAGCACCAGCCTCGCGGGCATCGTCACCGCGAGCGCTTCGAGCGGCACGGTGACGCTCACGTACACGTGCGATGCGCGTCTCGCGACGAACATCCGCTTGGCGACGAGCGACGCCACGGCGTTTGGGCTCACGCAGCCGAGCACGACGCTGACGATCGCGAACTCGTTCGCGACGCGCTCCTACAACCTCGGCGAGGGCACGGCGTGATGTACGAGTCCGACGACGACGAAGCGATCGAACGCATGGCGCTCGAGGACCTCTCTCGTCGGGCTCGCGGCTCGCGCTTCGCGGACCGCATGCCGGAGGACCGACGCGCGGGCTTCACGCTGGTCGTCGGCCAGGCGGAGCCGGACGGCGACGAGGTCGAGGAGACCGCGCCCGCTGGGCAGGACTTCCGGCAGGCGAACGAGAACTTCGGACGCGGCCTCCACAAGAACGAGGACGAAGACCTCGACGAGATGATGCGGCGCGCGCTCCGGTGAGGCGCCCCGTCGAGAGCATCAACGAACACGAGCGGTGAGCGGTGGCCTGGACGACGGACGATCTTCTGAGTGCGGTACGTCGTTCGGGCTTCCTCCCGGACGCGCACGACCTCTCGTCGTCCGACCTGCTCGCGTTCGCTGACGAGGAGGCCGCAACGCTCCTCGCTGACCTGTGGAAGACGTCGCGCGAGGAGCACCGCGTCTCCGTCGAGGACATCCCGCTCGTTGTCGGGACGACGCGCTACCGCATCCCGCGGCGCGCGCTGTCCCGCGGCGTCCGCGGCATCACCTACCTCGACACGAACGGCGACGAGAGCCCGGCCCAGGAGCTCTCGCCGCTCGAGGCGTGGCGCTACCAGACGAGCAGCGGTCTCACCGCGAGCGTCTTCTACTACTTCGAGGACGACGAGATCGTCCTGCCTACCGCGCCGACGAGCTCGGGGACGAAGCTCCGCGTCCGCTACTACAAGCGCCCTCCGCGCATGGTCGCCGTCTCGAGCGGGGCGGCCATCTACCAGGCGGCGAGCGCGACGACGCTCTACTTCTCCGCCGCGCCGCCGTCCGCCGTGCGCAGCATCGGCGCCTACGTCGACATCGTTCGCGGCGACTCGCCGTTCCCCGCTATCTACGAAGACCTCATCGTCGACAACTACCTCGGCGGCGTCACGTTCGATGTCGTCTTCACGACGTCGTCGATCGACACCGACGACATCTCGACGTCCGGCACCGACGGCGCGCGCGTCGACTACCTCGTCCCGCGCGACTGCACGGTCTACCCGCCGCTCCCCCAAGAGCTGCACCCGGTGCTCGTGTCGGCGGTCGTCCGGCGCGCGATGGGTGCGCTTCGTGACCGCGACGGGGCCGAGCTCGCCGAGGCGGACCTTCGCGCGCGCCGCGAGGCTGCGATCAACGTGCTCGAGCCGCGCAACGCGGACCGGAAGCCGCGCATCATCTCGCGCTCCGGAGCGCTCCGTGGGCGCGGTGGCCAGCGCGGATGGTGGGGTCGCTGATGGGCGTCTCCGGCATCATCCCGTGTCGCGGCCTCGCGACTGACGGCAACGCGACGGCCCCGCCGACGGGCGCGCTGCGCCGCTGCGAGAACGCCATCATCGACGCGCCCGGCGTGGCGAGCGCGCGGCCCAACTTCAACGTGCCGTTCTCGAAGACGAGCACCAAGGAAGTGCACCGCGTCTTCGCGCACGACGGCGCGATCTACGCGCTCACCTACGACAGCGGCGGCCCGACGTGGGCGCTCGAGAAGTCGGCCTCGGTGCTCACGGGCGGCGCGACCCCGACGGACACGACGCGCAGCAACATGCAGGTCGCCAAGGTGCGCGCGAACGCGTACTTCGCGACCGACTCGGGCGTGCGGAAGATCTCGACCTCGAGCGACACCGCGACCGCTGACGCCGGGATGCACGAGCCGATCACTCCGACGCTGAGCATCGGCGGCTCCGGCACGTGGCTCGCGGTCAACGACTACGTCGCTTACCGCATCATCTTCGTGAAGCGCGACGCGAACGACGTCGAGACGCGCAGCGCGCCGACACCGTGGGCGAGCGTGCAGAACACGACCGCGGGCGCCGATGGCGTCAACGTCTTCGTGCCGCTCCCGAGCTACGTCACCGCGGGCGACACGCTCGAGATCTACCGGAGCAAGACGGTCACGACGTCGCCGCCGAGCGATGTTCTCTACCTCTCCGCGCGCTACACGATCACGAGCGCCGATGTCACCGCCGAGAGCGTGACGATCGAGGACGCGCTGCCGACCGCGATGCTCGGTGAGCTGCTCTACACGTCGAGCGTGCGCGAGGGCATCGAGGGCGCGAACCTCCGGCCTCCTCGCTGTCTCGCGCTCGCGGCGTGGCAAGACTCGCTGTGGTGCGGCTCGACGCGCGCGCCTCATACGCTCGTCGTCGACCTCGTGTCGATCTGGGACCCGCCCCCGTCGAGCGTGGCCAACTGCACCGTCACCACGGGCGTCAACACGCTCACGCTTCCTGCGCCGCAGAGCGACGTGCGCGTGGGGCAGCTCCTGTGGAACGACACGCTCAGCGCGTTCCCCGCCGGTACCAAGGTCACGAACGTCGCGGGCGCGACGCTCACCGTCTCCAACAACGCTCTGATCACGAGCGCGGTCGCTGACCTCGGGTTCGCGGACACGGTCACGATCGACGGCGTCGAGTACTACGGCCGCGTCGGCGCAACGACGCCGTCGAGCCGCTTCTACGCGGTAACGACCTCTGGAAGCGCCGACTCCAACGCCATCCGCACCGCGCGCGCGCTGGCCTACGCCGTGAGTGCCTACTCCGGTTCGACGCTCTACGTGCAGGTCGTCGAGGAGGCGTCGACGGCCGTGACCGGGCGCCCTGCGCGCATCGTCTTCCAGCGCACCGACCTCTCCGACGACACCGCGTTCACGTTCGACGCGGGCTCCATCCCCGATGCGTCGTGGGAAGCCTACTCGGGCTCGTTCACCAGCGAGCAGGAGACGAAGCCGAACCGCATCGCGTTCTCGAAGCCCCTCGAGCCTGAGCACTTCCGGCTCTTCGACTGGATCGAGATGGGCCGCGAGGATGCGCATGTGCTCGCGTTCGCGCCGCTCTCGGGCGGGATGCTCGTCTTCAAGGAAGACGGCATCTGGAGCGTGTACGGCAACTGGCCGCTCTTCTCGGTGGACAAGGTCTCCGACGCGCGTCTCGTGCGCGGCGATGCGGTCTCCGTGCTCGACGATCGCGCGTACGCGTGGACCGACCGCGGCGTGCTCGAGATGGGCGACCGCGGTGTGCTCGAAGACATCACGGCGGGCCGCATCCGCGACGAGCTCGTGGCGCTGAAAGACGAGTACGACGCCAGCGACAGCTCGCAGGCTGGCGCGTGGGTCGTGCGGTGGCCACGCATGAGCCTCGTCCTCGTCGGCGCCAACTCCGACGACTCGCCGCGCATCTACGTCTTCCACCTGCTCACGCGTGAGTGGTCCATGTGGCCGATCGACGGGACCCGCGCCGCGCCGTGGATCGGACCCTGGTACGACATCGAGGGCGAGCGCGTTCTCTACGGGCGGCAGGGCCCCGCCAAGATCGAGGTGCGCTCGTCGATCTCGGGCACGCCCCGTGGCTACGACACGTCGTATTCGATCACGACGTGGTCGATCGCCGGCACGACCATCACCGTCGCGACGGCCAACCTCGGCGAGTGGGACCCGAAGGCGGGCGATTTCGTCTCGTCCAGCGACGGCGCAGCGCGCGTGCTCGCGGTCGAGGTGAGCGGCTCGAACCACCTCATCACGGTCGACCAGGCCATCGGCGCGACCGGCAACCTCAACGGCTTCGAGGGCGCACCGGCCGTGATCGAGTGGCAGCGGCACGGCGTCTCCCCCGCGAGCGTCGGCGGCTTCATTCGCGAGATGCAGGTGCACCTCGACGTCAGCGACTACAGCGCGAGCGGGCCGAGCTTCGACGCGATGCGCATCGTCGCGGGCGCCTCGAGCGACCGCTCGAGCACGGCGAGCACGCTCACCGCGACGCCCGCCTTCGAGACGGCCTACACGCGCCCGCTGCGCTTCGGTGTGCCGCGCGCCGTCGCGCGCAGCGCGCATCTGTACCCGTACCTCGAGATCAGCGAGCTCATTCGCTGGCGCGTCAACGGCATCGCGCTCGTCGGCGACGGCGTGAGCGAGAGGGTGCGCCAGTGAGGCTGCGCGACTTCCGAATCCTGCCGGGAATGGCGTGGGACGCGGTCGCCCGCGACCTCGACGGGTACCTACGCGACCTGCGCACGGTGCTGAACGGCGGGCTCCGTCTGCGCGAGCAGATGCGCGTCGTGGTGGACGTCGTGATCGATACTGCGGCGCTGCCCGCGTCGATCGACGTGCCTATCGGGCTGCGTCCGGTCGGCGTCGTGCTGGTGCGTGCCGTCGAGCAAGGCACCGCGGACGGGCAGGTCATCACGGGCGGCGCGGTGACGTGGGACGCGCAGGGCGCGGGCTCGCTGCGCATTCATGCGGTCGACGCGCTCGCCGCGAGCACTCGTTACGACGCCGTGATCGCGGTGGTGGAGTAGGTATGGCTGGCTGGGGCAACCTCTCGCAGGACACGGTCCGCACGATCACCCGGCTCCAGCAGGAGACGGGGCGCTCGTTCGTCGACGAGAACGGCGACGGCCGCGACGACAGCACCGGCGCGTCGATCGACGAGTGGATTTCGGCGGCCGAAGACGAGGTGCTCACGCGCGAGCGAGAGCAGGCGAACGCTCAGGAGCTCCAGCGCCGCCGCGGCGAAGAGCAGTACGCGTCCGATTACGACGAGTACCAGTCGAGCGGGCAGCGCACGCGCGACCTCGATGCCGGTCGTGAGCCGATGCGCCGGCCTGGCAGCGGCGGTGGCGGAGGCGCGGGCGGCGCGGACGGCGGTGGAGAGGCGCCACAGTGGGCGCAGGACACGCGCGGGATTCCGATCGTCGGCGGCCCCGCTGACGCCTACTACGCCGAGCAGGAGGCGCGTCGCCAAGAGGGTTTCTGGGACGACCTCGAGAACTACTGGTACGCGCCGGAAGACCTCGACGTCGACTACCAGGAGGAGGGCTTCGTCGGGGCCGACTGGAGCCCCGACACGGCGGCCGAAGAGCGCGCGCTCGCCGGGCTCGAGGACATCTACCAGAGCGGCGGGCTGACTGGCGCGGACCGAGCGCGCCTCACGCAGGGCGAGCAGGAGATGGGCCGCGCGATGCGGTCCCAGCGCGAAGCGGACATGAGCCAGCTTCGTGCGCGCGGTCTCGGCGGCTCGGGCGCCTCGATCGGCGCGATGATGTCAGCGCAGCAGAGCGGCGCCGACATGCTCGCCAACCGCGAGCTCAACATGCAGCAGGTCGCGGAGCGGCGCGCGATGGAAGCGCTCTCGCGCTCCGGGCAACTCGGCGGCCAGATTCGCGAAGCGCAGAGCGACTTCAACCGCTGGAATACCGACTACTCGCGCGACCGCGAGCAGCGCAACAACGTCTGGCGCAACCGCTCGCGCGAGAGCACGAGCGAGGCTCGCCGCTACGCCGAGCAGCGCCGCGAGCGGCAGACCGCCGGCAAGACGGGCCAGTACTCGACGGACGTCTCGCGACGTTCCGGCGAGGCTGCGCGCAACGACGAGAACGCCAAGGGGATCATCTCCGCGGCCGGCGAACTGCTCGACGACCTCTGAGGGCGCATGGCACGCAGCGACGGCATCCTGGACGACGACGAGCGCGAGGAGGCGCGAGCCATCCTCGACGACGTCGACATGCGCGCGATCGACGCGCTGCGCGGCGACACTCCCGAGCCGATGGGCATGTCGCCCGAGGAGAGCGCGGCGCGCGCGCCGACGCAGCCCGGCGCGACGTGGGCATCGGCTCGGGGCGCCCAGCGGACCGGAGCTACTGGCTCCGTCGTCCCTGGGCAGCCGACCGGCGCCCCGCCTGAGCGCGCGCAACGCGGCGAGCGCGGTCCCTCGCCCACCTTCGCGATGCCGCGGCCCGACATGCGCGCGCTCATCGGCGAGCGCCGTCCCGGAAACATCGATCTGCACAGCCGCCCGATCGTGCGGAACGCAGACGGCTCCATCTCGACGGTGCGTAGCGCCTCGTTCGGCACCGACGAGGGCGAGGTGCTGTTGCCGACTGTCAGCGATGACGGCCGCGTGATGTCGGACGAGGAGACCTTCGACACGTACCGCCGCACGGGCCGTCACCTTGGCGTGTTCCAGACGCCGGAGGATGCAAGCAGCTACGCCGAGCGCCTGCATGAGCGTCAGGCCGACGAGTACCTGCCGCAGGCCCAGGCCGATGCTGGTGTCGAGGACCGCGCGCTCGCGCAGCTCGCCGGCCGAGCGCCCGTCGATCGCGCCCGCGACCTCGGCTCACCCGTGGCGCCTCCCGCGCCCCGCGGCGACGGGGAGGCGGCCGTCTCGCGCGCCACGAAGCCGGCCGAGGCACGCGGCGAGGGCCTCATCCCCGGCGAGAGCGACATCGCTGGTGCGCGTGGTCGCGACGTTCCGCGTCGCATGCTGCACGGCCTCGCGAACGCGCTCCGTGTGCTCGGCGGGCGCGCCCCGAACCGGCAGTTCCGCAGCGAGGCTGAGGAGCTCGAGGCGCGCCAGCGGCAGATGCTCGGCGACAAGCGCGCCGCCCGCGGTGAAGAGCGCGCGATGGCGTCGCAGCAGGCGCAGGAAGCGCGCCGCGCCGCGGCCGACCAACGCGCGATCGAAGAGTCGACGTTCCGCCGCTCGATGGCAGAGCGTGAGGCGGCGCTCGCGGAGCGTTCCGCCGACCGGCAGGACGCACAGAGCGCGGCGCAGGTTGCGCGCGTCGGCGAGCAGGCCGCGGGCGAGCGCAGCGAACGCGAGCTCGCTGAGCGCATGCGCGACCCGGCGAGCCCTGAGAGTGGTCGCGCGCGTGCGCAGCTCGGCGCGCTGCTCGAGGGCGTCGCGGGCCGTGATCGCTCTCGCGTGCAGCCGCTGATCGACCAGCTCGATTCGATGAGCGCCGATGATGTGGAGCGCATGCAGCAGCGCGGGCCCGCATGGCTCCGCGACCTCCTCCATCGTCGCGGCGGCGGTGCCGGGGCGGGCGGCGCTGGCGGCGGCGGCTCGCAGACGCGCTCAGGGGTGCGCGCTGCGCTCGTCGACCGGATCGCGGGGCCCGATGCAACGCCCGAGCGGCGCGCCGCGGCGGAACAGGAAGCGGATGCGCTGATCGCTGCGGTAGGCGTGCGTCGAGCGGGACAGTCGCTGCTCACCGACCGGCTCACGAGCGCTCGCGCGGATGCAAGCGCTGATCGCACCGACGCGCGCGCCGCTGTTGCGCGTGATGCGCGCGCGCAGGGCCCCGAGCTCATCCCGGGGAGCGGCATCCGAGCGGGCGGCCACATCGCCACCGGCGAGGACGCGCAGTGGCGTCGCGGGTATGCGTCCGCTCAGCGCAGCTCGGCTGGCCTCCGCCGCGTTGGAGAGATCGGCGATCGGTATGGCCGCGCCGGGCAGATTTCGTCCGAGGCGCGTGCCGCGCTCGTTCCGGAGCTGACGCTGCTCCGCGCGATGGTCGCGCAGATGGGCGAGACGGGCGTCATCGCGCCTTCCGAGGTGCCGACCATCAACCAGGCGCTCCCGAACCCCGGTGACCTTGAGCAGATGGCGTTCGGGACCTTCGAGCAGCGGCTTGGACAGTGGCGCCGCATTCTCGAGGACGGCGTGCGCGCGCAGGCGGTGACGCTTGGCGTCGACCGCGATGGGCAGGACCGTCTCGTCCGCGGCCTCTTCGCCGGGCAGATTCCTCCTGCGCGCACCGCAGCGCCTGCACAGGCCGAGGGTGGCGCGCAAACCCAGGGCGCACCCGCCGATCGCGCCGGGCGCGTGCACATCCGGCTGCGCGATGGGCGCACTGGGTGGGTGACCGAAGAGCGGGCCCGCGAAGCAGAGCGGGACGGCGCAACGAGGATCGACTGATGCCTTTCGACTTCCTCGAAGACGAGCTCGAAGAGCAGCCGCGCGAGCCGCGCACGGCGCGCACCCGTCGCACCATCCTCGACGAGATCGACGTCGAGGGCGCCGCGGACGGCTCCGGCACCGTTTCGGGCGGCGAGGGTGGGCGCGTGGAGCTCGGCGACGAGGTCGATGCGGACGCGCCGATCGCCGCTGCCCCGAAGGGCCCCGCTTGGCAGCCGACCGACGACGAGCGCGCCGAACTCGCAGACGTCGAGCGGCGCCGCGGACTCGCCTCGGAGATGCAGGACACGAGCGCTATCGGCGACGCCCTGCGCGGCGCGAACCCGCTCGCTGACGACGGCGCGCGCTCTGCGGAGCGTTCGCGCGAGCGCCTGCGGAACCTCCGAGACCAACTCACCCTCGGGAGTGCCGATTGGGGCGGGCGCAACCCCATCGCTCCGATCGTCGGCCGCGACCGGCGCGGCGAGGCTCCCATCGTCGGCGTGGCAGACACCGCGACGCTCGGCTTCCTCGACGAGGCGGCCGGCGCGGGCGCAGCGCTCACCGGCGGCGACTACCGCGAGACGCGCGATGCGCTCCGCGAGCGGGCAGCTTCGGCGCGCTCGCAGGCTCCGGAAGCGACCGGGCTCGGGCAGGCGATCGGCACGCTTCCGTGGATGGCGCTCCCGGGCGCTGGGCAGGCGAGCGCCGGCATCGGCACGGGCGCGCGGCTCGCGCTCGCCACGGGTCAGGGCGCGCAGCTCGGCGCGATGGGCGCGTTCGGTGCGAGCGACACGGACGTGCTCGAGGACCCCAGCGCAGCCTTCGCGGACACCGTCGAGGGCGCCGCGTTGGGCGGGCTCTCTGGCTTCGTCGGGCAGGCCGGCAGCGACGCGCTCGGGGCGGTCGCTCGCGGGCCCTCGCGGGCGCCTCGTGACGTCGCGGCTCGGCGTGCGGCGGCTGACGACGCGCTGCTCGCGGCGACGGGCACGGGCAGCGGCGACAGCGCGAGCGTGCGCGCCTTCGACTTCGGCGACACGCACGACCAGATCATGGCGAGCCGCGGACGCGCCGCGCAGGTGCTCCGCGACACGCAAGCCGTGCCGGCCGCGGGCGGCATGCAGTCGACCCGGCGTGCGATCGAGCAGGCGCGCGAGGGCGCGACGGGCGTCATGGACGACGTGCGGACCGCGATGGGTATGCGCGGGCCGACGGGCACCGAGATCGCCGAGCGGCTTCGTCAGCGCGCGCAGGGCATGACGTCGCCCACGGGTGTCGAGACGCGCGGCGTACTCGAAGACTTCGCCGAGCGCTACGGCGGGCAGCTCGACGAGGCGACCGGAGCGCGCACTGCGCTCGAGGGGATGCGCTCGCCCGATGCGCCCGTCGACTTCGAGGCGCTGATGGAGGACCTCGCGAACCTCCGCGACCGTGGCGCGTGGCGCACGCGCGCTGGCGCCGACGTGTCCCTCGGGCAGCGCGGCCAGCGGATGATCGATCGCGAGCTCCGCGGCGCATACGACGACGCGATCGAGGCGCAGCTCTCCGGGGCGGCCGAGGGCGGCGCGTTCCGCAGCGTGCTCGAGCCCGACGCTGCAGCGGCGGCGCAGCGACTCGGCGATGACCCGGTGGGGCGCTACCGGCAGGCGCGCCAGCAGTACGCCGTTCTCGACACGGCGCTCGAGAACGCGCGGCGCGGCGAAGAGCGGCTCGCGGGCAACCGGCTGTTCGGCTTCTCCGAGCAGGTCGGCGGCATGGCGGCCGGCGTGCCGGCAGGCGCGGCCATCGGGTCCGCGCTCGCCGGCCCTCCCGGCGCTGCTGTGGGCGGTGTCGTGGGCGGCATCGGCGGTGCCGCCGTGCAGCGCGTCATCCGGGGCGTCGAGCCGCGGCTGCGCGCTTCGGCGCTCTCGGCGCTCGTCTCGATGGCCGAGCAGTACCCGCACGACCTCACGGCGCGTCTCGGGGAGCCCGCGGTGCGATGGCTACTCGAGCGCGGAGGGCGCCTCGCGGCCCCTGCGATCGCGGCGGACGAGGCGAGTTCTGACGCTCCGCGCGCGCCCGAAGAGACGTCGGCGCCGTCGTTCACTTTCGAGCCTGACGAAGAGGAGATGCCCCAATGATGATCGCCGACATCACGAATCACGCGCCGCGCGCGGCCCAGACCTCCAGCGGCACCATCTTCACGTCGGCTGCGCTCGCCGCGTCTGGCGCATGGACGCGGTCGTCCATCATCGAAGTCTCGAGCGCTCGTCGCGTCGTGCTCCTGATCGACTACGACCCGGCGGCGATCGGTGGCTACCCGGCGATCGTCCCTCTCATCAGCAACGCAGGCGCCCAGCCCGCCGCGGGTGACGACTCGTGGTTCCAGATGCCCGTATGGGACGGCTCCATCACGGCGGGCGCGCTCTCCGGCACGCTGCCAACGGGCGCCGACTACACGCTCACGCAGCCGCAGGGCGTCGCGCTTACCTACGGGCTCGCGGTGCGGCTCTCGGCGGCAGCTGCGGCGACTGACGAGTACCGGCAGGCGATCGTCCTCGACGTCACGCCGTACCGGTGGTTCCATTTCATCGCGGCGGAAGTTGGCGTCACCGCCACGCCCGGGACGCTCTCGGCGCTCTACTCGCTGGCGGCGTGATGACGCTCGTCCGCATGAAATGGCGCCCGCTCGTCTCGTCGGTCAACGAGACGCTGCGCTCCGACGCTCTGCCGTGGGACGACGGCCGAGCGCTGCGCCGCGGCTCTAGCGGCGGCTCCGCGCCCGTCAACACCGTTGCTCCCGTCGCGAGTGGCACCGTCACGATCGGCGGCACGCTCAGCGTCACCGACGGCACGTGGACTGGCTCGCCATCCTTCACCTACCAGTGGCGGCGCGCTGGCGCGAACATCGGCGGCGCCACGTCGAACAGCTACACGCCTGTCGCGGCTGACATCGACGACACCGTCGCGATCGACTGCGTGGTGACCGCGGTCAACGCGTTCGGCAGCGCCTCGCAGGACAGCAACAACCTCTCATTCGCGCCCGACACCGCGTTCCCCGACACGGCAATCGGCGTCTCGACCAGCGGGCTCACGCTTGCCGACGGCGATACGACCGTCGACCAGTGGGCGGCGGCGTACGGCGGCAAGAAGGCCGAGGTCGTGCTCTCTGCACCGGCCGCCACGAACCGGCCGGCGTACAGCGCGACGGGCGGCCCCGGCTCGCGCCCGATGGTGACGGGTGATGGTGTCGACAACGTTCTGCGCGACACGACGGCGACGTTCGGCGGCACGTGGGCGGCATTCCAGGCTGACTTCGTCGGCCTCATCGCCGCGGCGGGCGCGGCGGGCGATCGGCTCATCCTCTACGGCGGCACGACGGGGCTCTTCTCGATGTCGGAGAGCGCGACTCAGCGGCTCTTCGGCAACACGACGAGCGCGAGCATCTCGAGCACTGGCACCACGGCGTTCACGACGACGCATCGTCAAGGTACGTTCGATTGGGACGGCGCCAATCAGAGCGTGCGCGTCAACAACGGCGCGGCTGAGGACACTGACGCGAGCACCCACGTCGCGTACGCAGATGGCTCGTCGGTCGCCATCTTCGGCGGCACCGGTGGCACGAACGCGTGCAATGCGAGCTGCCTCGGGTGGGCGCTCACGCGTGGCTCGCTCACGAGCGGCCAGAAGGCCGACTTGCGTGCGTTCTTCTCCAACAAGTGCGGGATTTCCTGATATGGCCTTCACGAAGCGAGTCTTCACCTTTCCGACGTTCGCGGGCGCCGTTGCGCGGTGCGCTGCGCTTAACGTCGCGCTCGGGTATCCGAAGACCGAAGGCCGCGCCGTTGATGCGCGGTCTCCCGCTCCGCGGCAGGTGCTCTACTTCGTGCGCCCGAAGCGCACGCGCGCCGGCTCGACGCTCGCAACGCAAGGCATCGCGGCGTTCGTCATCCTGCCGGTGGACTACCCGCCCCTCGCTGCGCTCGACGGGCAGACGCTCACGGTGCCTGCGACGTACCTAGGCCGCTCGGTGCCTGGTGCCGGTCAGACGTTCACGCTCAATCTCGCCGCTGGGCGCGCCTTCTCCAAGGTGACCGACAACGACTCCGACGAGGAGGACTTCTGATGACCCTCGACGACCTCGTCCACGTGGGCGCCGCACTCGGGTCTGGCGGCCTCGGCGTCTCGTCGCTCATCGCGGCCGGCGCGTACGCGCTGCGCAAGCGCTCCGATGCGCTCGCCGCTCGAGCGAACGCAGACCGCGTCGAGGCGGAGACGCGCGCCGCTGCGGAGGAGCGCGTTACGGCGATGCTCGGATCGATGCGCACCGACCTCGACGCCGCAGGGCGCCGACTCGATGAGTGCCATGAGCGCGGGGAGCGCATCGAGCGCGAGAGTCGCGAGCGTGAGGAGGCGTGCGAGGCGCGCACCAGAGAGGCGCTGGCGAAGGTCGCCGAGCTCTCGGCGCGCATGGACCGACTGACCCCGCAGCCGATGCGCGCGGTGTCCGATGCAGTGAAGGAGACCGCATGAAGCTTGCGATCCCCGAGAAGCTCCACATCCCCGCGGCCATCGTGGCTGGCTGCGGCGTCGTCGCCGTGGGCCTCGCCTACGGCCTCTCCGACGAGGCGGGCCGCGCGCCCATCGTCGCTGGCGTCGGCGTCGTCTGGGCGCTGGTGCAATCGCTGCTGCCGGCGCTGCTGAGCGGCGGGAAGGCGGAGGAGTGATGCGCATCAAGATCACGAAGCCCGACGGCACCACGATCGAGGCGGAGGGTACGGCCGAGGAGTGCGAGCGCATCGCCGCGCCGTCGACGCCGGTTGTGTCGCCGACTCCGTTCGACTCGGGGCCGGTGTTCGTGCCGGTCGTCGTGACGGCTCCGGCCGTCGAAGAGCCGTGGTGGCGCACGCAGCCCACGTCGACGTTCCGCGATTTGCCTGCCGGTGTCATCCGGACGAACGGCGGAGTGCGATGCGACATGGAGATCGGGCCGTGCGCGTGCGGTGCGTGGCATCAGGCGGGAGAGCCCTCATGACCCGCGCCGTCGCCCTCTGCCTCGGCATCCTCGTCGGCTCGTGCACGGTCGGCTGCGGAGGCGCCGCGCAACGCGTGCTCTCGGCGCAGGCCGAGGTGCACGTCGCGACGCGTGGCGCGCGCGTGAGCTTCTACGAGGAGCGCTCCGCGTTCTGCCAGTCGAGCGAGCCGACGCTCGAGCGCTGGGAGGCGTGCATGGCGCCCGCGGTCCACGTCCAGCGCGCGGCCGACTCGTACCGCGCCGCGCTGCTCGGTGGGCAGGCTGCGCTCCGCGCCGGTCGCCCGGAGGCCGAGGTGCTGCCGTGCGTCGTCGCGGCGGCGGTGCGCTTCGTCGAGGCGCTCACGGCGGCGAACGTGCCCATCCCGGATGAGGTGCTCGCGATCGCCGAGATGGCGAAGGGCATGGAGGAGGTCTGCGATGCCGGCTGAGATCGTCTCGTGGGTGCAGCTGCTCATCCGCCTCGGCCTCGCCGTCTACGACGCGGTCCAGCGCGGCGACACTGGGCGCACGGTTGGCGAGATCTTCGCCGAGGTGCCGAAGGACGAGGACGCGATCGCGGAGTTGCGCAAGCGCGCGCGCGAACACTACGGAGTCGGCGGGTGACCGTTCGCGAGCCACTCTCAGAATCGCCTCAAGTGCGCGTGAACGCTCGCGAAAATCGCGTTCGCGGCGATTCTCAAGACCACCCTGCGAGGCAGCCGTGAGCCACTGCCCTCACTGCGGCAAGCGGCTCGGCGTGATCGAGTCGGTGACCACGTCGCCGTCTGACCCGCGCGCGGAGGGCTCAGCCGAGCTCGGGCGCGTTGCCGTGCGCCGCAGGAGTGCGAGCAGCCAGAGCCTCAAGGCCGTCACCGAGGCACTGCGCAAGCACAACGACGAGCAGGAGGAGGAGCCGTGAGCCTCGCAAAAATCGACGTCTTCATCGCAGGCGCGCGTCGGTTCGAGGCGATGGCAGAACGCCACGCTTCGGAAGGGAAGCGGCGCGGCGCGGCGGACCACGCAGCGGGAGTGACTTGGCTGGAGGTTGTTATCCGCGTGCTTGCGTGGGGCCTCGACGCGGAGGCGCGATGACGCTTCCCGACCGAACGCGCCGCTCTGCGTTCATGCACGAGGGCCGGCCCGCCATCATCACAGCGCTGCTGCTCCTGCGTGGCGTAGACCTGACGACGGCGGAGCGCGCGGCGTCGCTGGTCATCGCGCGGTGGCGCCTCTGCGCGGCGGGTGTCGCATGAGGCGCCGTGAGCCCGCGTGGCCCATCGGCCTCTGGCTCGTGCTCGGCGGCTCCGCTGCCGGCTTCGCGACGCTGCTGTACCTCGCCGCGCTCGGCGCGTGGCTGCTCGCTCGCGAGGCATGGAGGGCGTGGTGACCCCGCGTCCCGGCGACATCGCGAGCGGCATCGTCCATGGCGGTCGCGTCATCGGCGGAACAGAGTGGGTGCTCCGCGACCCGTCGGCCTGGTGGGACCTCACGAGCAGCGACGTGCGCCCGCGCAACGGCCATCGGCCGCGGCTCATCGTCGGGCACTGGGGCGGCGGTCGTCACCACGTCGGCCCCGGTGCGGCTCGCAAGATGGTCGCGAACATGAACGCGCGACGCCGCGAGGACGGCTCCGACATGAGCGTGTCGTGCGGCTTCGTCATCTCGTGGGATGGCCTGTGCTGGCAGACGGCCGACCTCGACACGGCGACGATCCACGTCGGCTCGCGGCCCGTCATCTCGCGGAGCATCGGCGTCGAGATCGCCTGGTGCGGCTACGAGTCGCAGGCGCGCCGACTCGGCATCGACGGCGTGCACATCCTGCCGCGCGTGGTCGACGGACAGCGGCTCCGCGTCGTGCGCCCGAGCGATGCCATCGTCGAGACGTGGGCGCGACTCTGCGATACGCTGGCGACCGTCTGCGGCATCCCGCGCGTGCTGCCGCCGACGTCGACCGCGCTGCTCTCGGCGGCCGAACTCGCGCAGCAAGAAGGCGCGATCGAGCACATGACGCTGGGCGGGCCGCAGAAGCGCGACGCGGCGGGGCTGCTGATCGAAGCGCTCGCGGCGCGAGGGTGGGCTAGCGCGAGGCGGGCGGCGTGAGGCTACTCGGCGCCGCGGCGATGCATCTCGCTGATGAGATCTCGGACCGCCTGCAACCGGCGCTTGCGCGTTGCGTCGTCCACGACGTTCCCGTCGACGTCCTCCGAGAGCCACTCGAAGTCCTGCGAGAGCGCGTCTTGGAGCATCAACTCCACGTGCCAGCAGACCCAGCGCTTCTCACGTCGTGCGGCCTCGGACATCGCAACCTCGGTGGTGAATGACAGCGTACTTGTGGCCTGACCTTGATGCGCTGCTCTCGCTCGAGAAGCCCGAGCCGCCAAGACAGCCGCGGCCTCGGCTCACGGGTCGTGGCCCTCGGCGGCGTCGGGTCGTGCGTCGGCCGCGTTGCCTTCGACGGGGGCGGTAGGCCAGGACAGCACCGGGATTGGCGGCGGCGGAGGGAGGCACGCGAAGCACATTGGGATCGCGTAGCACCAGCGCATCCGTGGGCACGGCGCTCCGCACTCGCGGCAGCACTGCGGCTGTCGGTCCATCACCCCACCTCCTGCCCACCGCGGGCCGCGTCGTAGCGGGCGAGCGTCCGGCGCGCCCAACGCACCACCATGAGCGGCGTCGAGTCAGCGTCTGCGGCAACGCAACGCAGGTCGTCCACCACCGCGCGCGCCGCCTCAAGCTCGGCCCGCAGCCTGGCGTTCTCGGCGAGCAGTTCACGGATGCGAGCCGGCGCCCGCTGCGTCTCAGCCAGCATGCGGTCGATCGCGCCAGCGTGTGCGTGGTCCAGGTCCGCGCGCAGTCGCTCGTTCTCGGCACGCAGCTCGGCGATCTCATCAGCCATCGGAGCCGCTCCCGTCGAGGGCGGCGTACAGCGCGTCATGCGCGTCGTCGTCGTCAGTGTTGGCGCAGCGCACGTCCCACGCAGCCGCCTCCACCCGCCGCAGTCTCGCGAGCTCGGCCGCCTGCTCGTCGAGAGCCCGGAGCAGGCGGCCGGCGTCGAGCATGCCGCTGATGCCTTGGCGCATCCGCTGCCGGATGGCCTCGACCTCCTCGGCCGTCAACGACGCTGCCTCGTGCCGAGTCATCGGGGCTCCTCGGCGAGCAGGGCGTCGATCCGCTCGACGCACTCGACAACAGCATCGTGCGCCGTCCGGTCGCTGCTGACGGAGACGCGGTGGCACTCGGCCCGCGCCAGCTCCAGTCCGCGACGCTCCGCAGCCGCGAGGGCGGCAGCGATCCACACGGGCGGGTGCCCGCGGAGTTCGCGAGCGGCGTCAAGGTGACGCTGCTCGATGCGTGCACCTTCGAGCGGAAGCGCCTCCTCATCGTGTCGACTCGCCATCCTCATCCTCCTCACCTGCTCAGCACACCGCGGCATGCGGCGGCTACTCGTCGGCCTGCTCGTACGTCGCCGCGAAGATGTCCGGCTTGCACGGGTACAACTCGCCCTTAACGCCGCGGATGATCCAGTCGTCGACGCTGCCCTCCATCACGCCTTCGAGCGTGTGGACCTGCACGCATTGCTCTTCGCGGAAGAACCTGAGCTTGCCCTCGACCGCCGCGTCGCCGGCCCATGCGGGCACCTGCGTGACCGGCTTCTCGAAGAAGTCGCGCACCTGAACCGCCTCGATCACCACCGGCTTCTTCCTGAACTTCGCCATCTTCGCACCCTCCTCGCCGGCTGAATCCGGCCCAACTGTCCTGCATGACCACCGCGCTCATCGAATCGCCCGCGTTCACAAGGGGCCGCGGACGGAACCTCAGTTCGATAATGACTAGCTCCAGAGATCCCCGGATAGATCCCCGGGCTAGGCTCCAGAACAGTCCATTTCAGTCCTCACGAGCCGCCCTCGGCTGACAAGGAAGCCTTGGAAACCGCGCGTTCTGAGCCCTCTTCGGAGTCGCCCTCAGACTTGCCAAGGTTGAAGTCGAGGGTTCGAATCCCTTGTCCCGCTCTCTGAATCTCTCCGAAACGCTCGCGTGATCCCCGGCTAGATCCCCGGTTCCGCCTTCTTCCGGCGCACGCTGATAGTGAGCGTGTCCGGGTCGTAGCCGCGCACCTCCAGCGTCGCCCGCAGTCGGCGCAGCGTCTCGCTCCATGAGAGGTAGACGCCGCGCTGGTGCTCCTCGGGCTCCATCACAGTCGCTCGCGCACCC